GGTGGTTCAGCTCAAAACCTGTGACTACACCACAGGGGAGATCATGAGATCGAAACTAATTAAAGTTTCACTGAATCGTTCTTTACACACCTGGAAGTGGAAAAGAAGTGTACTTATAAAATCTAGGTACACATTGGAGGTAAAATAATGAAAAATCTGGTCCAGCAGCATAATATCTGCGGATAACTGTCGTTTCAAAAATACCAGCTGATGGAAAATCTCCAAAAGGAGTTGTCCTCATTGTGCATGTTACAGACTCATTACGAGTACGAGGTCTATTTAGACCTGTAATCATAGCACTAGGACGTGTTGTATCAAATCTGTAATTAAACATATTTGGAAATAAAATACTCTTTCCATCAAGAGTATTAGATGTCATGACAGTTTGTGAATTTCTTTCTTCATGAAAAACATTACCAGAATTAGCAAGAAATTCAGAACGCATAATACCATTAATATTACCAGTGGTAGCTGTCAAACCACTGGAAGAACCAATAAGAGCTATTCCACCAGATACAGGTGGATCATTAGTATTCCTACTGATTTCTATAGGAACACGAGTTGAATTTAAAAATTGAGTATTATCATATTCATAATGCCAAAACATAGAACCTCTTAAAGCTTTATAACATGGCACCATAAGAGTAAAAGGTGTATTCAAAGTCGCAGTACCTCTTATATTAAGCGAATCAGCTTGATTACGCAAAAAATAATTAGAAGTAGGATCATATCCATTAAAATAGGGAAAAATAGTACTATGCCAACGCACCCAACAATGCTTATCTGTATTGGTAAACGTTGCAGAAGTAAGCATGGGTGCCGTTGGATAGGCTTTTCTAAGTACAGATCGTAAGGATCGAACAGCTTCCCCAAAATATACATTATATTGATTTTGATCAGTTTCATCATTAGATGCACCCGAAATGGAGATCATATCACCACTTTGAGGTGCAAAATAAGAATGAGAACCATCTAATTTAGCAATGGGTACAGTGAATTCAGCATTAGGAGCCATGCGAGCAAACATAAGTACAGTAATGCCTGCAGTAGTTTCTGGTGCTGAAAGAGAATTTAGAACATATCCATGGAAATTTCCATTGAAAAGTTCTTTATTATAATAATTGCCTATAATACTACCTTTAACACCAAGATATTCATAAATTTGTAGATCTGGGCATTCAAGAAAATGACGTGCTTGATTGAAAGGAATTCGAACCTCAACATCCGTTTCTTCTGAAATATCAACAATTCTATTAAGAGAAGTATTAGTATTAGCAGGAACAGTATTAAGATTAGCTTTAGGATCCCAAACAAGTCGAATACGACCACAATGATATTTAGAAGCAATAAATTTGAAGCGGAAGATAATATCTCCACGCCAATATTTAAAATTTTGTGACAACATGCAAGCTGGTGTCATAGCATATTCGTAACCTGAAGTTGCATTTGGCATAACTTGATAATTGGTAGGTCCAACTGGAATATTAAAGAGATCCACTTCTGGAGCATCTGTAGTATCCCAATTGAATTCACCAACATAAGCTTCTCTCCCAGCAATATAGGAGATGGCCATTTCATCTTCTTCAGATAAACCAACAGTTCTAGGATCAACACAAAGCTCTTGTTTAGGATCTAGAGCAAGAGTTTCAGCTGGAACTTTAATACTACCACTATTCATTGCATGATATGGTACATTTCGTACAGGTAATACATCCACTATATTAGGTGGATTAGTAAAACCAAACAATGAAGCTATACTACCAACAGCCGAAGCACCAATTTCTGTTGCTTTAGCAAAAATTCCTATAGTTGGAATTTTAGTTAGAGGTCGAGCCATAGCAGCAATAGTAGAAGCAATTGACGAAATAGGCTTCTTAGCATATTCATCAAGACCTTTACTAGTAGCAGCTTTGAAAACTTTTGTACCAACTGAAGACCAACCAGATTGAACGGCTGATTCAAAAGTAGGACCAGAAAGTTTCACATCTTCAGCCCAAGCATAGAATTGAATTGTACAAGATTGACCAACTGAACCATTTGCAGAAGCAAGAGCAATGGCTTCACGGATATGAAGTTTGCCCATTGCCTGCAAATCGGAAGCACTAGTTAATTCTAACCAATCAGTATCATAGAAAAATGGTAGAACCATTTCTCCACCAGTATTTGTTTGAGGAAAAACCCAAACATGAGGAGCAGAAGTTAATTCTACTAACTGCAATGGATTCGTAGTAGTAGAAATATTATATCCATGATCTGTTAATGGTTCATATGTACAGATAACTCCACCATACAGAAATGGAGTTGAATTAATCATGATTTTAAGATGCAATTTACAACTTATATAAGCATAATTATCAATCTTCCTCTTAATCACAGCATTATTAAAATACAAATGCCATGGTAAAATGGAAGAATAACCACTAGGAGTACCTAGGGTCAAAGTTTGCTCATGAATGAGCGTAGGACGAGATAAAAAGTCCTTAAGTGCACCAATATCAATCTGATCGGAAGTGAACGTGGAATCCATTTCACTCGTAATCATATTCATATCAGCAGGATCTGCATCCACAAATTGAGTTAGTTGCTGCATTTCATTAGGTACAGAAACAGCTTGATTTTGTGGGGTAGAAGTTAAATGTGCCGAAGCATCGGGTTGTTCAGTTATACTGTGAACGACAGATTCAGAATTTGTTTCAGAGAACATTATTATTTAACAACACATAGTTGTTCATCTTATGTGTTGCGATCTTCAATAGATCTATATCCTATATTTAAAGAGCCGAACATACATCAGTAGGACCATATTTAGCATCCTGCTCTATTCTTATAAGTTGGCGTACATACAATTAATTAGAAGATAATAATCATACAGTATCTTACAAGGTGGAAATCTTCGCTTTTTCTCGCAGAATTTTACCTTATTCTTTTGTCAGAAAAATTTCTGAAGCGTCATTATAACGCTGAATCAATTCTTCCCAGAGTGGGAAAGCATTAATATTTTCTGAATAGTCTAAAAGACCATTCGATCGAGCTATCATCAGAAACTTCTCACGACGATTCTCGAAAATTTTCTTTCCGTACCAGAAATATTCATCTAGTGCGGAACGAAAAACACTTAACATATGTTGTTCAGGAACGTAATTATTGTTCCTAACACATTTCGTAAGCATTTTACTTATTGACGCATGTTCAATTGGACCCACAATGGCTCCAATATCACGATTGTATACAAATTTGCGTTTAAGGAAAGATGCTTCACGAATATCAATATATGGAATAGATTCCATTTCTTTTTCAGCCATAGTATAGCCAACACCAATTCTTTTCAAAGCAATTTGAATTTTGGTATGGTTAAACCATGGTGAACTATCATGCACACTCATAATGTTATCATCACCATATGTAATTAGTGAAACATTCTTTCGAAAAGTTTCACAATTTTGTTTGGGATTCAACATAAAATATGCATAACGCATATAAAGACTATTAACAATTGAATTAATAATAACAGTCAAAGGATGTCCAGATGGATTAGTTCCATGAAACATAACTAGATCTCCAAAGAAATCAGTTACTGGAAAAGCAGTATCATGTGCAATACAATCAATTACTCGTAATTCATCTGAAGTATAATTACCTTTAGCGGCTAAACGCTTAAGGACACGGAAAGCACTAAGAATAAAAGCAGGAGCCATTTTCTTATCAAATTTAGAATAGTCTCCAGCAATAATCTTATGCGTACCGTGTTGTACAATATGATTATAAAATATTTCCCATTGTACAGATTGTGCTTGAACTCCAACAGCTGTTTCAAAAACTATGGGGTTCCTCTGGATAACGCGAATAAGAGATAACATATATTTGCGCACTACTACGGAATAATCCATAGGAGCAGCACAAAATACACGTGTTTTCTTAATTGCAATTTTTTCCAAAGATGTAGGTTCATCTTTAAAAGTAGCAGCATAGACTGGGTTAGTTCTATGCCCACTTAAATAATTTTCTTCAATTTCTTGAACAAGTTTTTCCAATTCGGGTGTCAATTTAACTCTATCAGTGTCTTCTTGTTCAACAAGGTGTTTCCTCTTAACTTCACGCCAAGGAAAACCAGCAGAGGTAGACCTTTTCATTGCATCAACATATGCAACACCAACACTGCCATTAATAGCAGTATCAAGATCGTAGGTGTGCAAGAGTTCCAGTTCTTCTTCTGGTAAATCTTGCATTATATCGTTGAAGAAACTCTCTTCAATAATTGAAAGAACTTCATGATCCGTCTCTTCATTAGTACGGATCATATGTTCTAAATTTACATGTTTGGGTTCATAACCATTCATTACAGGTTTACCCATATTATCAACAATTTTGAACATACCATCTTCACTAGTAGCCTCAATAAGTTCATCACACAAAAGTGTTTTATTAACTCGTGATTTGAGACCCATACGAGCAGGAATACTTCCTATAAGGGAAGCACTTCCACCAATTGGCAAAAAATTAAAAGGACTTTTACGGTGTAGAGGAATTGTATCAATTTCTTTACCATATCCATCATTCATACGAATGTGTCCACTTTGAACCTTATGCATAGAATCAAAATTAAACATTAATTTTTCTAAATCATCTCGCCAAACTTGTGAGATGTAAATTTTGTTTGGGTTGGCTATACTGGCACCAGCGTGCATACCAAGTAAAACAACCATTTTATCATTAAGAACACCTAATGCCATAGATCCACAATCACCACCCATAGTTAAACGGGGTGTAGTTGTTTCATATACATCAAGCATCATATCAATATCTTTAGCAGAATCTTTCATACGCATTCTACTTTGTTTTAAACATTTAAGAACTTGCTTACGCACTGAACCATCAAGTTCACGATGCATCCAAAAACCATTCATTTCTGGTGTTTTTGTTTTAGTCGTGAAAAACATGTTACATATACTTTTATTAGCTGGTAAATCAGCAACACAAAACATAGCAATATCTTTTTCAGTATCCAAAAACAAATTATTACCTTCATAAATCTTGAAAGTACGAGCAACAGGTACACTACCTTGCTCAGAATGTTTAGTAATATGCATTTTAACGACAAACTCTCTAAAAAAGTGAGCGCTGGTGATATACAATTGTCCACCAATAGCTAAAGCTTTACCCTCGCTACATTTACCTGTTTCAGTATAAATTTTAAAGCGAAAAAGATTTTCACTAAATTTTGAAATTTGGTCAGAGATGGAACCTTGAGCGCACATCACTTGTCGTGATAAATCAACATTGGTGATATGAGGTGGTTCTTGCCACTCCCAAACGTTCTCACGTTCATTTTTAGGGCTAGGTGCTTTACCACGAGATTGAGAATTGCCTTGCAATTCAACAGTTTTCTCTGTGGTAAAAGAAGAATAAAATTTGTATCCCGTAATAGCAACTATTATAGCTGAAATGACAAGAACAATATTTTTACAAGGTTCGAGAGCAGAAGACAATTGTCTAGCGCTTGTTTCAAGGAGAAAGTTTTCAATCTTAATGATATACATAATAGCAAAACTTACAAAATTTTTTGCAAAAGGAATACCTTCCAAATAGCCTAGCAAGAAACGCGCAAAGTTAAGATACCACAAAATCATTGTGAAAAATGTGACATAAAAATATCCTCGATGTAAAGTAGCAGCACCGTCTAGGTAACCACTTTGCAATAAAATGCTTTGACATTTACATTTGTTCTCCTGTCCATAGCATTCTGCGCAAATTTCAACTTCTTGATATTTGTTGACAGCATGAATCATACGAGCATTTTGAGCATTGTGTGACTTAATAGTTTCAGCATACCACTTTAGAAATTCATTGATATCTTCAGTTTCTAGAACAAAATCATACTTAGCCATAACACGATGTTTTAAATTACCAGCATGAGGACCAGGAGAAACTTTTTCAACTTTAATCTTCCAGAAATTATCATAACCGGCTTCAGAAGAAAGACGAGCTTTTTCTTGATCAAGCATCAAACTTCCATTCAATGCTCTAATAGCAAATTCTTCTTTGGGAGCCAACGTAATGACGTATGGAAAACGTCGTTGAATAGCAATTGGTACTTCAAACCAGCTGGATGTATTCATGGTTTTAACATTAGTTGAACCAAGAAACAACTTAGGTTTAACTGGATTTTTACCTTTATTTTCTAATTCGGCTTGAGGTGGAACCCAAGCAACAGTATTATTAATACGAATAATTTCATCTAGAGTTGTATCATCAGTTGCTTTTGAAGGCAATTTCACTGCAATATCATCAAGTAAAATACACCATTGATAACTTTTAAACTGACTCCAATATTCATCAGCAGCACAACGAGTGTACTTGAAAGCATCAGAACAAGATAAAGATTCACCATGTATATTACTAATCTTAGCAAAATAACAATATAAAATCTCCAAAAAAGAAGATTTTCCTACTGATGATTCACCAAAAACAAGTATAGAAAGTGGTGGAGAACGCGAACCTTGAGCCAATTTAGAAAGCTCATATTCACGACGCATAATAGTTAATTCTGCTATACGTTTTTGAATAAGGGAAACATCAAATTTAGAAAGAACTTGTTTGCACTGAAGCATATGTTTTCCTTCATCAATAGTGGAATTTAAATGTTCTTCAAAAGTTTCTATGCTAACACCAAAAGGCTCTGGGTTAGACAAAATTTTATGATCTAAAATCACTTTAGCATATTTGTCATTCCAGCGGGAAACATTATCTTCACTGAAGAAAATATCTTTAATTTGACCTGTGTGCATAAAACGAGTAAAATTCTGAATACCATATTTCATGGTTTTAAGAATAGTAATCATCATATCACCAGTGAATTTAAGAGAATTTTTATCTAAAAGATTAGAA